CAGATAGCTTCCGTGAGGTAACAGGTTGCTTAAGTTTACGGGCCTTCCACACTCCCGTAATGGTATCCACAAATATGGCAAACCCAATCAGGAACATGAGCCCTGTGATAGGCATAAAGAAAGCACCCATCATGGATAAGTAAAGCGGCCACTTATTCTGCAGTGCCGTTATTAGAATTGTTAATTGTGCTCTCATATTGGTTGTATAGTATGGTGTATATATCGTAGGTAAGTATGACCCATCCTGCAAGGCTAAGGTAATTCTCAGGCTGTTGGAGCAATGCAAGGCCAAGGCTAAGCATAAACACATGGTATGCAATACCCAAGCAGTTAATCAATGCCTGCAATATCTTTAGGAATACAAATTGTTTGTCCATCGGTTGTGAATATGTGAATATAAATCTCGTCTATCTGCTCCCATTCGGTGAAGGTATATGTAATATCATTGACTGTTACGCTATGCATACTTCTGTACTGTTATTCTTTTCCATGCTGCTATATCAGTTGCTGAGGCTGAGTGCTGCACGGTAAAGATGAGGTAATTATCTACGGTCTTGTTGAAGGGTATTAAGCTAATGGCACTTGTATTGTAATCGGTTGGTGAACTTGTACCTGTAGCAAAGCAATTCATGTTAGTAAGGTCCACATATATGTTGCGTTCAAACCTTTGAAACCTTACACTTGTACCCATTGAACCTGCTGAACCGAGAAGGGTAGCACCCGTTAAGCTGTTGGTGGTGTTAATGTAAAATCTAAACGCTGTTGAACCTGTGCCACTGACATTAGTCCTATCTATGAAGGCCTTGATGTAGATGGTGTTAGTTGTAGCAATAGAATTGGCAGGTATCAATACGGTTGCACTGATGGTATTATTTAATCCATTCACACCTAAGCCATAGCCATTACCAATGGTAGAGGGGTTACCACTACCGGTAACTGTTAAATCACCCTCACCAAGTACAGAGGCTCCGTTGATAGTCTTGATGTTGGTACCACTAACCAAGGTATCCTGCTTACCTGCTCGACCTGCAGCAACTGCTTGGTCAAACAATGCAGCCTCATCATCGGGGCCCACAGGGTACTTGCTTGGTTTAATGTTGTTACTCATGACCCCACAATTGTATTGGATGTAAAGGTGTAACTTGTCTCTGTGTCAATGTTAATAGTCAAAACAGCATACCATGTAGTAGGTGCTGAACCAGATAATAAGTTGATACCATCGGTAGTTAAACTTACACTTGTATACAAATCACCACCTGCATATAAATCAACTGACATTGACTGTGGCACTATACCCTCGGATAGATTAAAGAAAATATAAAGAAAGCCTGCATCTTCATATAACACTGGGCTCTCATCAATTATTGTAACTCTATTATCCTCATCAATGGAGCTGATATCAGTCTCTCCTGAGTAGCTATTGATAACTACCGTACCATACCCCTCAAGGGCTCCGTTAACAGCAGCCATACCAAAGCCATTCTCAATGCTGTACGGTTGCCCCCATCCTATATCATTTGCCATTGTTGCTGTTTAAGTAGGTTAATAGTTTTTTGATGTTGCTCTTGTTCGGTTTTCTTACAGTACCCATCCTATATTGTAATTGTTAGTATCAGGATAAATGTCACCATTGCTGTTCGTATGGTACTCGGGGTAGAGTGCATTGTTAAACTGCAGGTGATCTATCATTCTTTGAGTATAGTTTTGAGCTATATCCCTCTGCTTGGAAATCAGCATATCAAGCTCGGGTTTCTCAATGGGGGTAGCATTCTCACTGCTATGCTTGAACACTCCCTTGTTAGCAATAGTATACACACTGAAAGGCAGATATTCTACCATGGCCCAATGGATGAGACAAGGCTTCACATAGGTAGTGAGTAGGTTGAGGTAGGGCTGTTGTATCTCATCAATGGCTTGCACGGTGATGGTAGCGTCATTGTTACCTGCTTGGATGGTTAGTACATCACCTACCGTGTAGCCTGTTCCTGCAGTAGCTACGGTGTAAGATACCACCACGTTACCTGCTGTAACCAAGTCAACACCAAAGCCTGCACCTGTACCACCTGAGCAGGCAATACCTGTGAGGTTAGTATATCCTGTACCTCCTGCAGTCAAGGCTGTGGTAGTAGGTACACCTGCACCACTCACAGTGTTAAGTACATCGGCCTTAAGTTTGTTGAATAGGTCAGTACCGAGGTAGTTTTGAAGGTGAATATCCTGGGCTACCTTTATCCATTGGATGAAGTTGTCAGTATCTACGTTGCCATTGACAGCAGTATACTTAACCAGGTCTTGTCTTGTTATGAGTAGTGCTTCCATTATTTATTGTAATCGGGATGGTGTCCATTGTTAGGCATATCAATAGGAGGGGTATTAGCCTCACCTGAGCCTCTTGGGTTAGGCTGGTAGCTCTTAGGTATGGTTGCTACCTGTTCGTTGCTTGAGAGGGCTTTATCGGGCCTCAATGTTCCATCGGGGTTTTTCTTCCGTTGGTATAGTTGCTCAGTCCAGAAGTGGCCACAATTCACACCACCTTTGAACTTAAATAAATCATAAGGCTGTCCTTTGTGCCCTAACTCCTCATTCACTCCTGCTCTGCTTGCAGCATCAATGTCCTCCAATCGGTATACCACTCCGTTGTTGGTCCTTCGCATCATCTGCTTGCAGAAGTCTCGGCTGTTATCCTTGTTGTATCTCTCACTGTACCGGTATCTCACCTTATAGATGGACTTATCCAGGTAGCTAAATCCATTCGGGTTGCTCTTAATCACGGATGCAAGTCTCTGCAACATGGATGGTTTGGGTGCTAAGACTCGGTTAGCCCAATCCTCAGTGCTGTCATTATCGGCAGAGTACTCTCTCTCCTCAACAAGCTCCCATACCTCTCCATCCACTTGCTCCCCGTCAAGGTTTCCAAGGACCTCATTGAGCACCTCATCACTTACATCCTCTTTCTTGAGCTGTACGGGTGCAGGTTTCAAGCCTGCCAATGCTCTCAACTCATCGGATGTCATGGCCTCAAGTACTTTAGCACTTACATTGGGTGACATTTTATTCAGTGCATCCGATATCTTAGTTATCTCATCAGCAGTAGTCAAGTCACCACTTTGGTCTAATGGGTTCAATGTCTCAAAATATAGCTTCAAAGCAATCCCATTATAGGCAAGTATCTTATCAAAGGCATCAAGCATGACCTCCTGCAATGGCACAATCACCATGTTATTGAACAGGATAGCACTATTTTTCAGCTCATCTGCATTGGATCCAAAGCCTGTGGTAGTAGCAATACCAAAGAGCAGTGGTGATGTCACGTTGTGACCTATCAATATCTTGCGTACACACTCCTCACTGAGATACTTGTATAGCTCGGGTGCCTGCTGTACCGGCATATTTTCAATGGTGGCAGCAGTCTCTTTGTTTTGGTTGAAGGATACCACAATCTTATCTCCACCTGGTCCTGTGAGCTTGTTCATCACATCACTCTTAATCTGCTGTTGCTGTTCCTCCGATGGTACCCCATTGTTGAAGTTAAGAATAGTGCTCGGTGAAAAGGAGCTCTGTACCAGGTTAATCATGTAGTCACTTGTCTCCTCCTCCAATACTGCATAGGGTAGTGCACCTTGGTAGTCAGGGTAGGCATAGTACTTCATCCCCACTGAGTAAGGCTTGACAAACAATATCTCAATGTCATCCTTGGAGGTGCCGAAGGCACTGTATCTTGTTGGTGGGTATTTCTTTACCTCAGCCCAATTATCGGAGTAGTAATACCCTTCAATCTCCCCCTCCTCATTGCACTTCTCAGCTCGTAATAGTTGTACCGGTATGTGGTATGCCTTAGCTATTTTCTTGTGGTCCTTGGTGTATAGCACTTGGATAGCAAACTGCCCTAACATCTTAAAGTCAAGGGCCATTTTTCGCACACACTCCTTATCAAATAGAGCAATCATCTGTGCATACTCATTGGGCTTCTTGCCTGCATCCAATGCTCTCAACCCTTTGCCGTATACCAATCGGGCTATGTTGTTGATCACTGCATTGTTGGTGGTGCTGTTGATGTATCTATCAAGCAACCACTGGTAATGTAAATTGTTCTCCCCGTACTCCACCCAATTATCTCTTTTACTCTCTTTGATAACAGGTGGCTCATAGGCCGCTAAATTAACTATGTGGATGTTGTTCATATCAGTACATTAAAAAGTCATTAGCACTGCTTGGAGCTACGTAGGCAGAGCTGTTGGGTGTATAGTTAGCAGGTGCTTGGTCCGTGCAGAATAGTCTATCTCGGTACACTTCCACTCCTGCATTGTCTTTCAGTATTAAACGGTAGTAGTGCCCCTCTTGACATGGGAAGACTGCCTCAATCTCATCGGTGTAGTCACCAGGTGTATAGGTTGTAATGGGTACAGCTACCTCTACATTGGTGCTCTCATCTGTGAGGTGCATGGTATCTACAGTACTTTCCCTTGGGATAAAGTATATAAATTGGTCATTGACATTATCGGTGGTAACTACCTGCATATATATATAACTCACCAAGTTGTAAATTGTTGCCAAAAAAGAAAGGGGAGCAATGTGCCCCCCTTCTCAGTTGATATGGTATACTATTAAGTAGTAACCAAAGTAGGTGAACCTAACAAGGTAAGTAGGTCAGCCTCAGTATTACAGTCAAGGAAGTTCGCAGGCTTCTCCTCCATGGCCTCAAAAGTAATTTTGTAACCATTAAAATCACCATACTGTACCCCACTTTCAACACTTCCTGCAGTAGCATCACATCCTCTGTAAAGACCTGCTAAAAAGAATTGGTTTCCGTTGGTACGTACAATGATGTGTGGACGGCCATAAGCTAAGATTTTGAACTGCTTGTGGAATACAGGGTCTTGTCTCTTCAATTCAATAGTCAAAGTTTGAGTGAAGAAAGTAGTACCATTCTCACGGGATGTGTTCATGGTAGTGTTGAAACCGTTGTTCCCTTTAAGCTCATACTTGTAGATAGAGGACAAAGCAGGCAAAGCAATACCTGTGATTTGGTCCTCAAATCCTGGAGTAACATCATAGGTAACATCACCTGATGGAGCGGGGTCCGGGTCATATATACCGTAGTTTAATAGATATACCGCTTGGATACCTGAGATGCTATCCTTGCATTGCTCGGTGCGGCCATTTGAAATTGTACAAGGCATTTTATTAAGTATTAAAGGGGGCAGTGTTACCCACCCCCATGATTAGTATTAGTTAACTGAGTTTACGATACCGTAGGTAACAACATCCTCAACAGCTCCGTACTGAGCACCACCAACAAATCGCATGATCATTCTCACATTTTGTGAACCGTCAATGTCAGCCATGTCGATAACTTTAACCTCATTCAAGTCACTCAATACAGATGTACCGAAGAATAGGTTATCTACAGTTGTAGCAATTGCAGTGTTAGCAGCCAATCCTGGAGCCCAGAATATCTCGATACCATCAATGCTCAAAGCACCTTGGTTGTACCAAGTAGTTGACAATCCACCAACACCAGGAGCAGGAGCTACGTTACCTGTTACACCTGATACAGTAGAGAACCCACCCAATGCACGTACATAAGCCTTAGCAATGTTAGTGGATACATAGATGCGTAATCCTGGGTTACCATAAAGAGCAGCAGGGATAGCATCAACAATCTTACCTAACTCAGTAACTACGTTAAGAGCAGTAACAGTTGTACCGGTTACCTCTTGAGCAGCAGGAAGAGCAGGGTCAAGGGCTACGATAGTAGAGATACCATCAAACGAACCATTGGTTGCAGTTGCACCTGTCCAGAAAGCAGTCTCAATGTTAGCAGCAACACGCTCAGCAACACGAGCAATCATGAAGTCAGCCAAAGATTTTGGCAATTCTTTGAAGTTAGAAAAACCTAACTCAGCACTTTGCCACGTATTAAAGTAGTCGGCCTTACACAATTCCAAATTTACCTGTAGGTCTTTGGTTGTGATGAAACGCTCAGTAAGAGTGATGGTAGATGCATCCGTGAAGGAGCAAGTAGCATTTCTTACAAGGTTAGTATCAGCAACCTTCTGTAAAAGTTGCTTGTAACGTACATTAGGAAGTACAGTAACTCCACCCTTTTCAATGGTAGGAGCAGATAAAAGAGCAGCAGCAACATACTTGCCTGCAAACTCACCAGCATAAGTGGTAGTAATCGAAGTAGCCATTTTTTGTTATTTGTTTAGTTTAGAAATTATACGATCAAATGTTGATACACCTGCACTTTGACCCCAAGTAAATTGTGGTTGTGCTTGCGGTTTCTCAGGGTTGTGAGCAATGGGCTTAGCAGCAGGCTCATCAACTACAGGAGCCTCTTCCATTACAGGCTGCTCGGATAGTTGTGCCTTCAGTGCCTCATTCTCAGCTTTCAATTCTTCAATCTTAGAGAACAACATCTCTTCAATTGTAGACTTAATTACTTTTTTAGGAGCTACAGGGATAGCCTCATCAGCCATTTCCTCCTCTACCATTGGAGCCTCAGCCTCAGGAGCCTCTTCTACCTCGGGAGCTTCCTCCTCCATCTCTTTAATCTCTGCAATGATGCCCTCTTGAGCTACCACTAACATTCTCCCATCCTCCATTTGGTACTCACCAACAGGTAGAGCAACACGTTGCTCATCCTCAGTAACGATAAAGACCTCCATACCGGCCTCAAATGCATCAGCCTCAAGGATAGTAACCCCATCCATGAGCTTCATTGTAGCTAACTCTACCTTGTTCATGCCAAGGAGGGCAGCAATCCTGGTTAAAATTGTGTTTTCTTTCATGATTTTTCTTTAATAACTCAACTTAATTAACATTGTATACCTTTATGTAGGCAATTTATTGTAAATCAAGGCTGTACTTTGCCTCCGATATTACCAATACCTTGTGCTTGCAGGGTACCATCACAGCACTTTGACCTGTATTTTCCATCCTTGCAGAGGCATCCACGCTTACCACCTTGTGGTGAGCTCTTAGTTTGTTCTTTTTGCTTACTCATTTGCCTTGTCCTTTGTAAAGTTTAACATAATTCTTGGCACCCTTGCTCCGTGATGCTCGGCACTTGGAGTGGATACCTGGTCTTTTTCTCTTTGGTTTCCTCACAAAGGAGATACCTGTGTTGCCCTTAGCCTTGCTCATTGTCTATTTCATTGAGTTTAGACTTGGCCCACATCAATCCTGCCTTACCTCCCCATAGTAGGTAGCTGATATATCCGCAATCATTGCTATCCCCTTGGTTGTAGTACACCTCAGCTCTTGACAGGTAGCTGTACATTCTCTTAATGGTTTCAATGCTCACCTTCTCACCATTGGCTAACTGCTGAGCTCGTATCTTACCCACTTGAGTAGCACACTTGTTGCCATTCCTTTCATTCAGTGCAATACCTCTCTGTGCATTCCTTCTAACTACCGAAGGGTAGTCATTGTAGCTCTCATCTGCTAACTCCTTACCACGTAGCACGTTCTTAATCTGCTCAATCAGGTACTCTCTTTCCTCCTCCATTGTTCTCATGGATGCAAGGTCTAACTTATCAGCGAAGTATCCCTCGATGCTGAAACCTTTTACCTCACCATCCTTGACCTTATTCCATACGCTGTCATTGTTTACCTTCATGCTTATCATCCACGTACCTTTAGGAAGGTCAAACCCATAGATAGCACTCTTATCCTTGGCAGGGTCCTCAATCAACCAGGACTCAACCACGGTCATGCCATCAATTTCCTTCTCATGCTCATAGGTAGCATTGTTCTGCTTGCCATTCTTGAAGAACATTTCACTTGCTTTGCGTACTGTCTCCTCACTGAAGTAGATATAGAACTCACCGTGCTTATCATTCTTCCGGTATATCTGCTTGTTAGGTATCAAGGCAGGACCCATGAGGATCCTTTTCTCACCATCCACGGTTGCAAGCTCCATCTTTTGCTTGCTCAACTTGACAAAGTTTTCCTCAATGGCAGGGTCCTCTACCACACTAACAGCATACACCCCTGTATCCTGGTCATTCTCATCCAATACTAATTCGATTATTTTCATAGCTGTCCTGTACTTATTCTATTTCTATCTAATGCCTGTTGAGTAGTTACCTCTGCACCTACCACGTATGCCTTGACGGGCTGTTGTTGTAGCTGTGCAAGTTGGTTGATACCATTGTTACCTACCACGTTGAAGTTAGGTGCTTGCATAGCTCCACCACCACCACCACCTGCAGAACCACCACTGCCACCTGTTGAAGATGGAGCATTCACTGAACCTCCTGCACCTATCTCCTTCAATGCCTTGGCTGTAGCTGCAATGTTAGCAGCAATACCAATACCTGTACTAATGTTGTTCAGTGCAATCACCGGAGCTGCAGCTGCACCACTGGTTGCAATGGCTTGAGGAGTAGCCAATGCACCGATGTTCGCAATGTTGTTAGCCTGTATCATCTTAGCAATACCAACAGCAGACTCCACCAATACTGCACCCTTCTGCACTGCCTTGGACTTACCAAATACTTGCTTGAGTAAATCAACACCCTGCAGAGCTACATCCATACCTTGCTGTTGGAGTGCTTGCTTCTGCTCCATCTTAGCCTTCTCAGCGTTGAGGTCCTCAAGTCTTAGAGCCTGTATATCTGCATTGAGTTTCTTGGTGGCAGTCACACTGGCCATGTCATACTGCTCCTGTGTTATCTTACCCTCATCAAGTTTAGCGGCTAAATCTGCTACCTCTTGCTTGTATGCCAATTCACGGATGGCTTTCTGTTTGTCGAAGCCTGCCTGCATTGCAGCAATCTTGATATTCTCACCCTCAAAGAATGCAGCTAATTCAGCAGCATCGGCAGCCTTCATATCAGCCAATACCTTGGCATCATGGTCATCCCGTATTTTTTGATACTTGGCATTGATAGCCTCCTCATCTTTCAACCGTTGTGCCTCATAGGTAGCAATGAGTGCACGGTCAGTATCGTTGAGCTCTTTCTTATTTTTCTTGAGGTCCTCAATGAGGATGTCATACTTAAACTTGTTCTGCTCAATCTCCCTCTGTTGATCATCTTTAATTAGCTTGAGCTCCTCCTCCCTTAGTTTACGCTTGGCAGCTGCCTCCTCTTCTTGTTGCTTGAGCAATGCATCTGCTTCACTCTCTGCATTTTTCTTACGGGTTTCTGCTGCATTTTTATCTATCTCCTGGAGAGCTATCTCAGCATCCAATACCTGCCCCCTAAATTGGTCTAACTTAGCCTTGGCCTCATCAATAGTCTTATCCCCTTCCGCTTTTACACTCTCAGGGTTAAAGATAAGTTTAGCAAGTCCCTCGGATGCATACTCATTGAACTTAGATATTTCTTTGTTGATGTTGAAGGTAGTAACCTTACCAAACCCAAGGGCCTCACTGAGTGAGTTAACTGCTGTGGTAGCTGTATCAATCGGCAATGCCAATAGTCTTAGAGTCGAGGTACCTAACTCCAAACCAACACGGGCAACATTCTTAAGGATACCGAGGTTTCTCTTCTCACCCTCTATCTCCATTTTCTTACGTACCTCCATATCAGCAATGTACTGCTCCTGTGCAAGTACTGCCTTTTTCAACCTGTCAAGCCTTAGCAGGTTAATCTCTTTCTCACTCTTTCCGGCTAACTTCAAAGCCTTGGCTTCCAGGTCAAATGACTGCACGCTCTTCTCAGCTAATTCAGCCCTTTTCTTATCCTGTTCAATCAGGTTATTATGTTCCTTGGATACACCACTAACAGCGGCCTTGATGTCATCCCAATAGGCAACAATCAAACCGAGTGCAACCACCAAGGCACCAATACCTGTGGCAGCCATTGCACCCTTGATGCCATTGAAAGCAGTCTTACCACTCACACCTACCGCCTTGTAGCTTGCTGCCGCTTGACCATTGGCTGCAACCTGTGCCTCCGTAGCTACAACATTAGCACTTTGAGCTGCAGCATTGGCTGTGGTAGATGCTGTATCTGTATCCTTAACTACCTTGAGAATACCTAACTTAACAGCTAAATCCTTGACCTGTGCACCTACATTCTTAAAGCTATCTCTTGCCTCACCAAGTGCGTTGAGTCCTGATGTAATGGCCATAGCACTCTGTACCTTGAGCATTGCTCTTTGTACATCTTCACTCTCAGTGCCGAGCAATCCCATGGCTCCGGTAACAGCAGAGAACCCACCTGCCACACCTGTTAGTGCAGCACCGAAAGCCTTGAACTTAGCATCGGGGTTGTAGGCATCAGTCAAGGCCTTAGCATCACCAATCCTATCCTTGAGGTCTGCTGCTCTCTTGGCTGCCTCCTTAGCTTGTACGGATGTTGCACCATACTTATCAGCCAAGGCTTGCACTTCCATCTGTGCCTCCTTGAGCTGTGCCTTAAGGCTCTTAGTGTTGTCCTTGACCTCTAAATTTACTACCCTTGTTTCTGCCATTGTCTCTTAGCTCTGTTCATATATAACTCACGCATGGCTTGTTTGTACACCCTCTTAGTGGTGTTGTTGAGTTGGTACTTACCCTTGGCTAATTCAATGAGCTCACTCTTACCAAGGTGGTCAGTGAGGCTCAGCATTTTTACGATGTTTTCAATTATCATTCTTCTGGTGTTGGGTCAGGTGGTATGTTCTCAGGACCAACAGGCATGAAGTCATTGAGTAGTCTCAAGGTAGCCTGTCCTGTTGTTAAATTAGTTTGTATATCGTTGATGATATACCTCTTATCTCTAATGATTAACCTATCATTGAGCCTAAGTGTAGATAGGATGCTGAGTGGCAATACTGCCTTAACCGTGGTTATCCTGTTCTTAAGGTTGTATAGGTTGTAGAGATACTGAAAGTAATAGGTAGCAAATACTCCCTGCTGTATGGCATACCTGTGGTAGGTACTTGTCTCCGCTGAAAAATTCAAGGAGTACTGTATACTTGTTGTGCTGTTGGTGTAGTCCTGTCCAAACATTACATATTGATCATCGGCAGATGCACTGCTCACCCCATCCTTGAACTTTATAGTATGAGGCAATCCTGTCACCAATCCATACCGGTACAGGATGCATGGCTTGGGTACGTATGGAGCAAGTGCACTGTTGAGTGAGAACCCTACCTGCAAACCTGTTGCTACACCTGCATGATCGTATTGGTTAAACATTAGATTTTCAAATGGCACCTGGATATTGTACTCACCACCATCGTAGGGGTAAAGGTGCTCGGTATCTCCGTATTCCTTCTGCCATTGTTGTAGGTAGTACTTATTCATAGTACTCTCACTCTGTTGGTACTTAAATGATATCTTTCTGTATAGTGGTACCTTGGCTATCTCAAACGAGTCAAAGTCAGTAGCTGTAGTGATGTCATATATCCTACCGTATGCATACCAATCAAGCAATGGCTCAACCGTATACTCATTATCTCCTGTATTCTCCACCACCATGTTGAACTCCTTGAGGATACCACTAAAGAAATCAGCTACCTTCATATCAGGTGCAAAGGTCTCAAGGTTAATATCCTGGACTAAGTTTTGAGTCACACAAGAGTACTCGCTGTAGCTGTTGGTAGAACCATTTAGGAAGGTATATTTAACCTGCATATCAATGTTCAAAGCAGCATCAGCACGCACCTTAAAGAGTATGGTATCATTCAACCCTGCCACATTCGGATGCACATATACCGTAGTGTAGCCTGCATTGCCATTTAAGTCTCCACCAATACCTGTGTAAGTATTTGCAAAGGCACCATTGATATATCTATCTATGTAATAGGTTACCGCACCAGAGCTAACACTTGTAATATCAATGGTAATATAGTGATAACTGTTAACAAGAAAACCAGGTTGATATACAGTGTTGATGCTATTCTGCCCTAAGTCTACATACAGTGACGTATCAATGTCAAGGGTTACGTTGTTAATCAATGCATCGAAATCAATATACTTGGCAGGGGTACTTATCTGCACATCATTCCTATTCTTATACCACAGGTAGGCTGCCATCCATTGCTCAGTGCTGAAAAAATTACTATTGAACGTGATACCGTACTTGGTGGCTATCATGTTTACAATAGCATTCAGCCTCACAGCAGGGAAGAGCTCAGTCAATACGTTGATAGCACCACCTACGGTGTGGATGTTGTTGTTGGTAGATACACCTGTTAACCAATTCGGAGGTATGAAGTACGCACTATTTCCGTTGTACTCCCACAGCCTATTGGAGCTGATGAGTGGGTATTGTACATCCCCTGTAATTGCACCCGTTATCCTGCCATGTACCTCAGTCCAATCATATTGATGGCTGATACCTGAGTGGTCCAAGTCTTGTAGTCTATCCTCACCGAACAGGTCCTTGAGTGTTACGAGCTTGCCATAGAAGGTAATAGTATAGCTCTTTATTTTACCCTTCTCAACATTCGCCTTGTCTAATTGTATCCTACCCTTTTTGAAGGTAGTTAGATCTATCTCAATGAAGCCATCCCTCCGAAGTCCATGGTCAATGGTACTATCCACATCCGTCTCATAGAAGTGCTGAAAAATTTGATTATTCCTTGCAGTACCAGGTACGGTAAATGACTGTGATATATCAGTGTTGCTCTTGCTGATATCATACACATTCTGCACACTGGATGATACCTGTATTGTCTCATCATCAAAGAGGTCAAGCTCTTGCCCCTCAATGTATACCTTTACTGCTCTCTTCATTACACTATGCTATGGATAACGTCATAAGCTAACTCAATCTCAATGGAGTAGTTGATGGTCTTATTGTTGATATTCTTCTGCTTGTTGATGCTCTTGGTGTTCACCTTGACAGGTAGGGTTTGACTCCCCGACTGCCATATCACCCTCTCACTAAGTAGTAGCTCCTGCATGGTCTCCCCGTAGCTCTCATCCACCCATCCTGTGTTCATGGTGTACTTGCGTATCCCGTTGTTATTCATGACGTGCCTCTGCCCCTCACTTATTAAGGTAGGAACCACTTGAGAAGGCATGAGGTTGTATGTTGTGCTGTTCACTTCTAAATTCTCATAGGATGCCTTGTAAAAGAACTCCCTTTGCCATCCACCAAACTTGTTTACAAAGTCAATGGTCATAGGTGTATATCGGCACTCAGTCTTAGGGTAGAAATACCCCTGCCATTGTAGTACGTTGAGGTTATCAAATATCTGCAGGGTGTTACCTGTTCCGTAGTTGCCCTCATGCACTCGCTTGATGTCATACACCCCATCAGCTGTAAATGTGTAGGTAACAGGAGAACCACCACCAAAGGGGATGTGAGTATAGTACCAGAACCGCTTTACCTTGGCAGTCACCACCCCTGCACGGTGGGATGGGTCAGTGCTCGGAGTGTTCGTGCTGTCATCCCAATAGTAATGTGAGGTACCATTGCCAAGGAGTATGTTGCCCCGGTCAATGTTCACCCCCTCCTCATAGTATCCGTACCCATCAAAGGCTGTATCTGTTACCGTATTCTGCAGAACATAAGATGCACCAATGAGGCTGTATGTCCTGTACTGCAGAAATACGTACTCATATTGGTCCGTGATAAATTGGTT